GACCGGGCGCCCTCGGAGGAGATTGTGGAGGCCGTGACAGCCCACATCGAGGAGGAGCGGCCCATCGGCGCGGCGGTGACGGTGACGGCGGCCGGGGAGCGGGAGGTGACCGTGGCCGCCCAGGTCTCCCTCACCGGCGGAGCCGGGGCCGGAGCCGTTCAGGACGCCTTCCGGGCGGCACTGGCGGGCTATCTGCACACCCTCATTGAGGGCAAGTACGGCGCGGTGTACTACAAGCCCGCCGACGACCAGCCCTACACGCTGCTCTATAACCGGGTGCTGGCCCTGCTGCTCAATGTGGAGGGGGTGGAGAACTTCGCCTCCCTCACCGTCAACGGCGGCACCGCCGACGTGACCATCCAGGCCGGGGAGATCCCCGTGCTGGGGGAGGTGAGCGTGACATGAGCAATCTGGTGTTCCGCCTGCCGCGCTACTACCAGGACAGCCCGCAGGTGTCCGAGCTGGAGCGGGTGCTGGGGGAACAGGCCGAGGGACTGCGCGTGTCCGAGTCGGACACATTGGCCCAGCTCTGGATTGACACCGCCACCTGGGGGCTGGACCTGTGGGAGCAGTGGGCGGGGCTGCCCGTCGACCGCACCCGGCCCTACAGCTACCGGAGGAGCCGCATCAAGGCCAAGCTCCGGGGCCAGGGCGCCACCACGGCGGAGATGCTGCGCAGCGTGGTGGCCTCCTTCGGCTATGACGTTTCCCTGGTCTCCGTTGTGGAGCACCCGGAGGAGTATCAATTCGAGATTGT